GCGTCTTGCACAGGTTTCCTTCCATTAAAATAATTTAACTGGTCCATAGTGACAGGAAACGCAATCAATTGATGTGCCTTACGTGAGTATATTCTCCTGTTTCTCACGCCGTACTCCATCCTTCCAGGCAGATACTTGTACTTAATAATGTTATGGATATGAGCCACACTGATTATGCCGGATGCACCTTTCTTTAACGTTAGCACCCATGCGTCTCTCAACGCACCTTTACCTGGAGTTCTTAGCTTCACTCGCTGTAACGTATGCTTCATTATCTGCGTTAGCATTGTGTTGAAGATTATAGAAAACTTTTTATCTACAATCTCCAACTTACGACGAGCTAGTAAAGCGTCTACGTCTAGCTTTATTTCAGGAAAAGGAGCAAAGAACATCACCATTCTATTAGAACAGCTCCTTACCCAAATAGAAACACTGCTCTTCAAACTGCTCTAATTTTCTATCAGCAGTTGTCTTGAGTGAAAATGCAGCACCGTAATCAAGAGTACCACCTGATCGTGGGACACCGGCGGCGTTACTTCTGCGTTCAGCAAGCATACTAATGACTTGGAACTCAGCCCACAGCCGTAACGCCGCTTTGAATCTATTATCTGTGAATGTTTTATCAGTCCCGGAAGTAGTCCATTCCCATTCTTCTCCCGCAACGTAATATATCTTATCACCAGCCATTGTCGGACAAGGATACACAAGCATGGTAGAGGCGAATGAGTCAAGCTCAAGTCCTACTGGGTCCATCCTACCAAGACTCTTCACATTTCCCATGAATATATCGAACAGGTTTGGATTGTGATACAACGACAGTCCTTCAGCTTCAAATGCATCGGAGTCAAAGAAATCTAACTCGCTGTCAAAAGAAACCTTTAGTCCCACATATGATTCCCATATCTCTTCAAGGATATTCTTCACTGTAACAGGAACATCATAAGTCTGCTGATCCGCTACCGTGGTGATATACCTTAAAACCTTCTTCGGAACTCGCTTGTAGATTTCTTCAAACGCCTCATCGAGATATTCATCAATATCATCATTGCTTATCTCGTACTGATTCTTTGTCGTATCTCTATTGGGTCTACCTGAGTTACGCCAAACCTGTTCTCGCAATGTGTTCCTTGAAACTGCCATGCGCTATCACGCTTTCTTTTTTGATCTCGCTTTGCGTGTGACTTTCTTCTTTGCTTTTTTCTTCTTTACAGTAGTCTTTGGTTCTGGAATATCATTAGGTTTATCCTCCACAACAGGAGCAACAACTGCTTTCTTTGGAGTCGGACGAGAGGAGAAACTTATATCCTCATCATCTGCACCTCTGATATTTGCCGAGGTGACAATATTGTTATTGATAACCTTTACCTTATCCGGCACCTCTATAACGTTTTCCGGTGAATCAAGTTCTTGAAAAAGAGGAGCTGACTTAGCCACCTCCATGACTCTAGCAGTCACTGAATTGACCTTTTTGAAGTAATCACTATTTGCCGCCTGTGGGCAATCAGTTGTTGCATCTCTGCGTACCATAATTCTTTGACCGTACTCACCAGTAAACAACTGATCCGTACCACTGATATTCTCATACATCTGTTTCTCTTTTTCTTTTGCTTTCTTCGACATCTTAGCTCCTACCCTTCTCTATCTTTTATAGTCTTTCAGGCTCAGCCCCACACCTGACCCGTCTTTCACAACAGGCCACTATCTTCAGAATTTTTTCCTCTAGCAAAGAGACGAACCTCACCATCATCAGTCGCTTCAACTACAATAGTATTATTATCTAAACATATACCGTTGTATACCTTAGTCAAAATTAAGGTCATGTATTAGCGCCCATAAACCCACAATGCCAAAAGCAACGTAACCAATTAGATACCACACGCTAACCTCTCCTATTCAATTCCAACCTTCAATATGATGCTTTTTAAATACTTCAAGAGCATCTGCATAAGCTTTGGGGAATTTCTCTCGATTCAATCTATCTTCTGCAATGGGATCAAAAGTATTAGATAAAAGGCGGTCCTCAGCTACTACCTCAAAATTAGAATCGTCCTTATACTTTTCCTTCAATTCCTTAATCGTGTCACCAACAGTATCTGAGGTTACGGCCATACGGTCAACCCTCTTCTCACCATTCTCATCAGTGTAGTAATAAAACATCATTGCATTCCAGTCTTTCATCTTACTCTCCTCCTTCGTTATAATAAACCACTATCTTCTAATCCTTGCTCCAACGAATACTCAGATTTGAAGCCAATAATCTCCGACGTTCTTCCAGCATTACCAACGCTTCTCCTGATATCTCCCTTGCGCTCTGGAAGATACTGCAATACCTCACCACCGAACAATTCAGCTACATCAAGTACACTCCTCTCTTCTCCTGTACAAATATTAAATACAGCACCACCTAACGCTACTTTTCCTATTCCTACTGTCATCAGAGCACGTACCACATCCTTCACGTATACAAAATCTCGTGTTTGATTTCCATCCCCTATGATAGTCAACGGTTCTCCTTGCTTCTTCTGTCTTGAGAACACATTTATAACCGATGCATACGCACCTTCATTTGACTGGCCTTCCCCATACACATTGAAGAGCCTTAATGACGCTGTTTCTAATCCATGCTGTTCACCAAGCACCTTCATGTAATGTTCTCCAGCTAATTTCTGTACAGCATACGGACTGAGAGGATGTGGAGCAAAAGTTTCCATCAGTGGAAAGACAGTCTGCTCTCCATAAACAGCCGTTGAACTGGTAAAAGTTACTCTCTTTACATATTTACTGTTTGCTGCCGCTCTAAGCACGTTCAAAGTAGTCGTAAGATTGCACTCATGGCAAAGGCTTGGCTCAGAAAAGCTTCGACTAATATCTGGTATTGCAGCGAGGTGGATTATGCTCTTCACAACACGCTCATCTAAAATAGCCGTCAGTGCCTCCGAACCTTTCGATAGGTCTAACCACACGAACTTAGCCTTTGGATTGATATTCCCGCTCTGTCCCGTTATCAGGTTGTCTACTACAATAACATCATGGCCTACCTCACATAGCTTATTAACCAAGTGAGTTCCAATAAATCCTGCACCACCTACCACAACTACTCTCATATCAACGACTCCTCAGTGATTAAATCCACAACATTTTTAACGGCCATTGATCGAGTATAATAGAAATCTCTACACCCATATTTCTCTTGGCGTGAGGCCCAAGCACCAAGATTATCTACCAACTTTAATACCGCTCCTTCTATCGTATTACTATGGCCTGAACTAGCTGGAGTAGTTCTCAATGATATTTTAACCCCACCTGTTTTACTAATGTTAATCTGTACTCCGCTCTCCTCATTACCTAGCAGCATCAGGGCTCTTTCTACATTCATCGTATCACCAAGCCAGTTTCATTTACCTTGCCTTTTAACTTTGCTGTATTACCATACACCAAGCCATAATCAGGAACGTCCTTTGTAACAACCGAACCGGCACCTATCATATTGGTATTAACATGAAAATCTCCTATCCATCTACACAACTTATATTTCCTATTAATCTCTTTTGCATTACAACGTTGCAATCCAATTATCCAATCTGGGTCATTCTCTCCATAGTGCAACTTGAGAAGGTATAGTTCAGCAATCCGTTGTTGCTTAATCCTATCAGCGTTTTGTAAAGCAAACCTGAAAACCGGCGAAGTGAAGTTATCAGATTCAGTAGTAGCTTCATCCCACAATTGTTGATTTCTCTCTTTAATGAAATCCTGTTGATTTATACCAGTCATTTTACAATCGCACTGCCTTGCGACCTCTTTAAAGAAATTGTCTATAGTACGTGATGCCATACTATTAGCCAGGCTATTAATACTGTACATTAAGTTCATTTCTATTCCCTCCAAAACTTGAATATAGTTCTTCCATCAACAGTCTTAACAGGTAGTGCCTTGTGCTTGTTATATCCCCAATGAGTATATATCAAGTGAAGGAATTTTTTTGCCGTCAAACCTTTGAGGCTTTCGTGGTCGGACCAGACTTTATCTCCTGACACCGCCATATCAAAGAAGAGTACCTTTACTTTTTCTGACAAACCTTTAAGATCACTCCATGCTCTGTCTCCATTGTGTATAATTGAGTGATGGAATGTGGAAAGGAATATTCCTACATCAAAAACTGTTTCGGTTGTACTCATATACTCTTCGATCTTGCAATTATGGAAGGTGATCTTCTTACTGTCTCTATTGTACATTCGATTCAGATAGTCAGACACCTCGCACCGCATCTTGTTAGCCTCTACAGCATGGATACTCTTGTTAGCCATGTCAAACAGACCGAAACTCATGTATCCCTCACACGACCCAAGGTCAGCAATATTATCAACAGGATTTCCTATTTCCTTACGAATAAATTTCAACCGATCACCGCTATCAACGCGGTAACAAATAAACTCCGAAACATCTGGATGTGGGATAGGAGTATACAATGATTTCATTTCAACCAATTTATCTTTGAAATCCTCCCACTGCTGCCCGCACTCAACTATATCAAGTCTTACCAGACCTTTATAATCCAGAAAATCAAGAATGTTAATTCTGTGGAAACCATCAATTACTTGTATTCGTCCTTCATCAGTAATATTGACGGTAATACTACTCTTGTCTCTACTGAAACCATGTTTCTCAATGCTTGCCCATAGTTCCAGAGCGCCACGTAGCTTAGCCAAGTGTGGGTCTTTTCCTGCACTCGTGTACTTCTTAGCATACGATGATGTTTCTAGCTCTTCATCTGAAGTGTTGACATCATACTTTTTCATAGCCTCTATAATAGCTTCTTGTAACCATAGAACCGCTGAACGTGTAGGATACCATATCCAGTCATTCTTCAATAGTTCAAAAGGAATATCAATACATCTCATTTTCTTCTCCTCCTTCATTTTCAATAATTACCAAAACAGTACAAACATTCATCTCTTGTTTTAATGTCATTTCTTATATCATTACAGAAATCACTATTCCACACTCCTTCTTGATAGATTATGGGACTTCCAGGAACCGGAGGCATAACTCTGGCACAACAAGAAACATATCCTCCAGGAGCTAATAACATATGCTGGAAACACAAACGGCAGTTACCGACTTCTTTCGGAGTGCCTACCGGTTTAGGCCAGCTTTTTACTTTTCCAGCTTTAGGATGAGACTTATATGTATTAATCTCAGCCAAGATTTCTGTATCAGCAGTTGTTATTATTTTGTCGTATTGTTCTTTTTTATGTGGGAGTAAATTATGGAAGTCAATACCGTCACACTTTAGTCCAAGCTCCAACGCTTCCGGTATTATCTGATAATTTCCGTGGTGGATAACAAAAGACACATATATTTTACTTTGTGTATTCGCTTTTAACCAACTTATTCCATCTACAATTTCATCAAATTTTCCATCCACTCCATTGATCTCTGCGTGTCCTTTCTGGTCAACTGAGTTTAGACTGATCGAAATTGAGCGCACAGGATGGTTTTGGAATAATCTCTTTCTCTTCAATACCAAAGACCCGTTGGTTATGAGTCCTACATTTATATTACGCTCCTCTAAAAGGAACAACAGAGAGTCTAAGCCACGGTACAACAACGGCTCACCAAATCCTGCAATGCATACCGATTTAATGCTAGGATATTTATTCAACGCTGCTTCAACTGTTGGTATGTCAATGTCTTTTTTCATATCCAAATCTCCGCTTGTGCGCCTACAGAACCAACATCGAAAATTGCACTTGTTCGTAGCGAAAACAGAAAGCTCAGTAGGATCGTTAATATCAATATGCATTTTATTTACTCTCTCCATAGATTTTTGAGTCGTTGAAATTCTTCTCTGGCAAATGTTCTTGAATCTCGTTCACCAACAAAATTAGATTCGTCCGATGCTAGACCACTTATAACTCCAGACATAGCGAAGAAGTTTAACTCAGAAGGATCATCTTGATACGCAGACAGGAATTTGTTTAACAGAGCGTCTACCCAACCAGTCCCACGCAAGCCCCATCTTCTCTTTTCAGTCAGGCTCTTGTACCTCTGGAATATCAGGTAAGGAGTCCATTCTGGTGAGTGTACACCTAAAGCCTGTGTGTTATTCAGTTCTTTAAATTCACAGCTATGGCCTTCTTTAACAACTCTATCCAACTGCTCTCTTTCACATGAGAACATTTCTTCATCATATGCAAACTTAGCAAAAATTGAATGTTCATAGATTTTTAATCCACTTATCATCATATCCAAGTGCGGGTCCCATAGTGGGTATACAACAAAGGCGTGTTTCTTCAAGGCTTCCTCGTAGAGAGTTCTTACAGCATGAGGTTCTAATACCATATCTTCATCAACCTGGATATAATACTTTGTTTTGCACTTAGTAATCATTTGCTGAAAGGCTTTGTCCATCGGATATTGATCTTTAATAATCTCCAAGTTGAAATCGCAGTCTTGATTTTTCAAAGCCTCTATACAATTTTCATAGTTTGGATTTCCTACAGTTATAACAAAAACCGTAAGACTTTTTGAGAGGTTTTCCTTTTTCACTTTTATTTCATTCAACCTGCTATCTCTAAGTTGATGCGCTTCCTGGAACTTCTCTACATCTCCAATAATGAAAGCTGCCCAAAGATTGGCTATGTACTTCCAGTCCCATCCCGCTTCAACTATCTTCCTATTCAAAGCACCGTTTTCTTTTAACTTTCCTTTTTCAATCATCTTCACTATACCATTAGCTACATCAACGGGGCTCCTATCAACAACAACGTTCTGGTTGAATAGATTGATTTCTTTTACAACGCCTACATCGGTTGACACAAAAGGAATGCCGCAAGAACATGCTTCCATCAACGGAGTCGGTAATCCTTCCGCTGATGATACACAAATGTAAATGTCAACGTCTGCATAGAAATCAGCCATCGCTTCATGTGGTACACGTTTTCCACCAAATCCTTTAGTTTTAAGTCTAAATTTATGGTTTGTTTTTTCGAGTATCTTGAGCGCAGGTAGTAGAATATTTTGGTATCCCTTAAACTCTTTCTTGGTATTTCCGCAGTAGCCTAAAACATATTCTTTATTCTTCTGCGGCTTTGTTTCCTTTGCTCTTGCTACAGGTTTAAATACCTTACAATCTGTTCCTGCTGGTAAATAAACAGTATCAAGACCTAACTTTTTCCACAAGGACTGAATTGTTCTGGAGATAGAGGCGTTTCCTTTTGCACTCTTAGCCGTTACCAGTTCCTGTTTAAGAAATGCGCGGAAATTCTCTGGAGGCATATAGATGTCTTTTATCGGACAATGATGAACCAGAGTAACATATGATTGATCCCTTAGAACATTCGTTACTTTATCACTAACGGTGAGTAACAGTCCCATTGGAAAAAGTATATCATACGTATCAGTGCTCACACTTGATAACTCACTATGGCTGCACATATCAAAATTAACATCAAGCGAACAATGCTTCTTCAGTCCTTTTGCTTGTGAATGAAACGCCCAATTAGGCTCATCATATATGAGAAGGACTTTTGGATCTTTTCCTTTTACAGAGCTGTTTATATTCTTGTATTCTATTTGAAGTTGTTCATCTCTTACAAGCGGCTTTGTAGTCATAGCAGATAGTCTATCAGTCCTCTCATCCATCAACTGATAATAACTATCGTTGTCGCCCGTTAAGAAATACCCCCACACATCAGCGATATATTTCCAGTCCCATCCCGCTTCAACTATCTTTCTATTTAACGCTCCGCGCTGTCTCATATCACCGGCTTCGATCATCTCTATTATTCCATTAGCCAGAGCGGTTGCTGTTCTATCTACTAAAATGTTCTGGTCCTGTAGATTAATCTCCTGCACAACACCTACATCAGTTGATACAAAAGGTATACCACAGGAACACGCTTCCAGTAGAGGAGTCGGTAGTCCTTCCGCTGATGAACCGCAAAGGTAAATGTCAATATCACTATAAAACTTTGGCATTTTTTCATGTGGGATTAACTTGTCGGCGCTCTTTACCTTTAGTTTTACATTGTAACCAGCTTCATTGACTATCTCAATAGCTGGTTTAATGATGTCCTCAAATCCTTTTAGTTCCTTATCTGTATCTCCGCAGAATCCTAATACTACTTGAGACTTTTTTGTTTTAGCTTTCTCTACCGGTTTGAATAATTCGCAATCTATTCCGGCTGGTAGATACAATGAATTAAGATTGAACTCTTTCTTCCATAGCTTTTGTATCATTCTGGATATGGAACCATGGTTGTGTGCTTTACTTGCATTGTTTACTTCGTGCTCAAGATAACCAAGAATATTCTCTTTGTAATTCAATCCTGCTAATGACGGATAGTGATGAACCAGTGTTGAATACGATTTTGATTTCATTACACTAGCTAAGTCAGGAAACACAGTCATCAACAGACCCATAATAAACACTCTATCACACGAATCTATCTGTGCGTGATTTATCTTCCGGCAAGACCCCATCTCGATACTTACATCAAGATTACAATACTTAGCAAATCCTTTAGCCTGAGAATGGAATGCCCAGTTCTCTTGATCGTATAACAACATTAATTTCTTTATCTCGCGCGGGACTTGCTGGTACTGCTTACCCCAAAACTTTCCGTAGACCTTCAAAAACTCAAGCCTGTTACGTTCCAACACCTCTTGTGAATTAAACCATACCAATCTTGCGTCTCCAAGAGTTGTGTGTCCTAAATGCTTTATCCCAGCAACATAACAACAGCCTATCATAAGGTTCTGGACTTTAGCGCGGAAACACAAATCGGAATCCTCGTAATACGCAGGATAATATCGCTCGTCAAATCCTTTTAACTTTTCAAATATTTCCTTCTTCATCAACATTCCGCCGCCGCCAACATAATCATGTACACCAAGTTCGGCCTTTGCCTCATGTTGTCTCTTTGCATGTCCGGCTGCGTCCATAGACCAACGCTCAACACCGATCAAGTCATAGCCAGTGTCAAGCTCTGTTATCATTAATTCAATTGTCTTATTATTTACTATCTGGTCATCGTCCAAGAATAACAGAACGTCACCCGTTGCACTCTTTACACCCATGTTACGGCCTTTAGCTACACCAATATTCCTGCCACAAACTACCATTTCTATTGTGGGATACTTTGCTTGGATCTTGTTCATCGTAGCTTCTGGAGTTCCATTACACACCACAACGATCTCATGTGATATATCTTTGAGTGCTTTTTGGAGAGCGTCTATACACGTACTAAAAACAGCGAAGTTATCTACAGTTAGGACAATCACGCTCAATTCATGTAAAGAAAGGAAAGGAAGTGGATCAGCAAGAATAGGATCATCAACTCTAACAAAACCATGTGGCAAAGACTTTGCACCGAATCGAAGAACTGATTCATCTATCTTACCATCTTCTTCAACAACAATGGTTTTACCGTTTTCATCTGAGAATAACTGCCGAGTACCTGTCTTATTCCACCAAAGCACGGAGTGCTCCTTTCACCTTACGGGCTGATATTGATCTCATACACCGAGACGTACCTGTTTCAATATAGTCATTCATGCACTCATGCGTGTACCGAAACCAGCACGGAGCACACTTGACGGATTTATTACAATTAATAAATCTCATATTTGTAATAAAATCTTTAAATCTATCTCTCTTTAGAGACGGACCCATCAGTGCTACGCTTGGGACGTTCAAAATAGCTGCCAAATGTAGGACTCCACTATCGTGAGCAACTACTGCACTTGAAAATGCAACTATCTCTACTATCTCGGCAAGAGTTATTCCAAGCTTCCATACAATATCTTTGTTCTTTCCATAATCAGCTAACTTCAAAAATCGTTTTCGTGTTTCAACTGAACCAACCACAACTACATTGTACTTTTCAGATAAACTATTAGCGAGGTCAATTATAGATGAAGGAGGTAATGCTTTGAGTGGTGAGGATGCATCGGCTTGTATGCATATGGTTTTCTCGTGTGTACCGCTTTGGGACTGAGTGGGAAAGGTGTGTCTAACAGCAACTCCGGTCTCTACTATGTCCTGCTCAGAGACATCAACGCCAAGTCGCATTCCCCAACCTTGAATAACAGGCTCGTCAAGGATAGTTTTTATGCTGGATAGATCCTTTACAATGTCTCCAGAGATAATCGACCTAACATGCCACAACGGTTCGGTCAGTCCTCTTGGTCTTTTAGTAACAACTTTCGTATCGCCTTTGAAAAACTTCGCTATTCCAATTAAACTACAAGGCGCATCTCCGTTATACATTATTTCATATTGATGGGGAGCAGTGAAATCTCTTACTTCAAGTCCTTCGATCAACGATAAGAGTCCTTGGCCTATCTCTGGTGAAGTGTAATAAACCACATGATGGCTCTTCATTAAATGTATTACAGAAGGAAGTGTATCTATTACGTCACCCAACCCACCTGGTCTTATAATTGTAATCTCCACGATGCATCATCCCCTTTTTAATACTTTTCTTACTTCAGCAGTAACCGCTTTTGCTAAAGTCCTTGCATTACTATCGGTAAAATCTGCAATAATAGGAACCGTGTCTTTATGATACTTGGTTTTACTTCCAGGACTAAGCTCAAGATTTCCATTCAACAATAGAACTGTAGGTGTCTCTGTGTAATGTGAGATCCAATACATTGCTGAGTCCACAGTAACCAGCACCGAACACCGATCAACTAATTCAAACAGATGTTCCGGCTTAAACTTGTCACCCACTGATATTGCTCTTCGATAACCAAAGTCATTTCCGAGTGAGATAACAACGGAGTCTTTTATACCTGACAATTTATCCACAATCGCATTAGCCAATCCTGAACCGATCCTATTTGATATACCATCTAGGACAACGCCAATGGTGTATTTCTTTTGCGGTACTTTCTTTTCCTGGAATATATTCTCAACGAGCGTACAAATCGACTTCAGTTTCTTCAGGTAGAAAGTATGTTTCACTGCATCTGTGCCTAGCAATATCTCCGTAGCAATGTCAATTCTGTTTGCTCCTTGGAAATGTACTAAGTCATGTTCAAACACACCATCAAAGGTTACACCAAGAGCGTACTCTGATTTAGAGCCTAAATGAGATAGCAAAAACGCTTTTCTACCATCGTTAAGACGAGAACATATAGTGTGGTAGTCTGTTGCAGCGGAGACCAGTGTAGGATTCGTGGGATGTATGCGGGAATTGAACGTAGATAGCGCTGACAAGGACATAACAACGTCACCTAATGCTGAACCACGGCGGATGATAATAGGTTTGTCATTTAGATGGCACCGGTGATTAATAGCAGCCAGCACACTTTTATATGTTGGGCCGATACGTGCCGGACAAAGGAATGACGGATACAAGAAGTTAGGAGGAATATTAACAGACTGTCCAGTTAATACATTAGTTACTACCTGTGTTACACCTGTTTCGTTGATAGTTAGCTCCACGCAAACCACGCTCTTTTCTATCTCTTTTATTATTATTGTTTTTATTATTATACCACATATTTGAAGAAAAGGGGAGAGGGTTGAAGATTTCTCCATGATTTCTCATTTTGATCTTCAACCCTCTCTTGTGCGTGGAGCTGACGCGCGAAGTTGAAAGCGTCGTGTGCTTGCGGTGCGGTGGTGAACCTACTATCCATTCACACGCCAGCACTCTACATCACATCAGTCCCTTTCCTACTTATCCATCCAACACCTATGGCTTAGGTATCAGTGATTGTTATAGTCGCGTACAAGTTACCAACGACCTTTTTACGTCCGAAACGGCTCATCATACCACGTGCGTAGGTAAAGTCCGTGGTGCTAAATACTTCAGGACTGAGCCACGCCATGATATAAGGCATGAACACGTAACCGGTCTGGAGCCAAGACAAGCCCTTATGACCAAGCAACATCTTGTATTCATACGGATGCCACGGATCTTCAATAACGTCATACAGACCATTAAGAGAACCGATAACAGTACGAGTACCAGTAGACAAGCTACGCCGCTCTGCATTCGGAGCCAGTGCGAAACCTTCAAGCTTCTCAAGACGCCCGGTATTAGTCGGATGCGTGATAATAAAATTACCACTGACATACCGTTTGGTCTTGATCTGCGTGTTGGCATCAATGATAGCGTCATACAGAGTCTCACGCCATGCACGCTTGTCGGCAGTCGTAGTATCACCGGCGGGCGGAGTGGCACTCCAGTTGACATTACCAGCGGTAGTCCCAGCGTCAATATCGGTAGCGGTATACAGGTCAAGAATGACCTCACTATCAATCTCTCGGACAATCTCGCTCGAAACGATACCAAGCAACTCACCCATCGTCGAAAGGCCAGGATGATATCTCGGCAAATCCTGCGCCGATTCAATCGTCCAAATAGCTTTCAATTTCTTCTGCTCAGCCGTAACGGTAGTGCTGGAGATATTGAAAGTGACCTCTTTAACGGTTCCAGACTCAACAGTATCAGCATAATCTCTATCGAAATTAGCCGCTACATCAAGCCGATCACCATCAGCATTTTTGGAATCCAGCCAGAAGGCTTTAGCCGTAGGCTGACGCATGACCTGCGTACCAACGATCCTCGGAGCCAGCAATGCCGGATAAATGCGCCGAATCAACGGAAGAGCATACGTGGTGAAAGTACCCACATTAGCCGTAGTCACACCCTCGTGAAGACGAATCTCCTCTGCCATATTGTCCATAAGGACTTCAGTAGCGTGACGAGTAGTCTCATTGAGCCCCCGAGTAAGGTGGTCCCACCGAGCCTGTCTAGCCCTATCTTCAACCAATTGTTCTCTGGTTATCTTCATATTCCTTCATTTCCTCCTTCCACAGTGAAAACTCTCTTAGTCTTCTTTCTTCTCTTCAGAGAGCGGTTCCAACCCAGCCAACATAGCCTGGGATTCTTTCAGCAACGAAACATCATCCAACTGATCGTTCTCAGGCTGGTAAATACCTACACCAGCAGGAACCTTAGAAGCCTTTTCAAGGATAGCCGTTATGCGCTCACGAGATTCCTTAATACTAATGTCAATTTCCTCAATAGTATTGCCGGAAACCATGGCACGAATATCATCAGCATAAGCCTCAGTGCCGAGACTCTTGGTAATGTGCTCTTCAAGTTTCGAGGTTTTCAGTGCCTTCTCCTGCTCATCAACCTTAGCATTGAGCGTCTTGAGCTGTTCCGTAAGGGCCACCATTACGCTATCATCCTTCTCTTCCTTAACAGGCTCTTCTTTCTTCAGAAGTTTTTCCTGAAGGCCGGTGACAGCCTCAGTCAGCGAAGTCAATTGCTCTGCAAACTCGCCTTTCACTTTGGCCTCCGCCTGTTCCTTCTCCAACTTCACTGCTTCAAGAAGCTTCGCATCGGCATCGGCCTTAACGGACTCAAGCATCTGCTTATGAAGTTCAGGATAGTCAGCCTCAAGCTGAGCAATGTCCTTAATCTCCAGCTTTTCTTTCTTGTCTCCCATTGTCTCTTCCTCCTCCTTATCTTCTTTTGTTTCTTTGATGCTGTCCACACCAGCGTCTAGCACCGAAGCACCAATTACGAAATCATATGTCTGCCACTGGTACGTTTCATCAACATCTTGAAACTTGATCTTTTTTCCATCTTTTTCTATTTCTTCTATCGTAGTAGTCCCATAGCCCCTTTGCGATACCTGCACCTTTCCGCCACCTTTGATTATCGCCTTGATGTCATTACCGACCCGCGTTTCAACCAAGTCGGCTCCGCCAACAATTCTGCCATCTTCCAGAATACCAACATCCGTAATAATCGAGGCCGTTCTATCTAGGTGGGATTTATTATCAGAAGGATGGTCTGCTTCCATAAAAATCATTTTGTTTTTGATCTTATCGGCGTTCGCAGCAAATTGACCTTCCATAATAGACTTACGATACCTGCGTCCGTTCTCATTAATTTCGTCAACACGACCAAAAGTAAGTTGAAGATGCGCAGGTTTAACAACAGCACCTGCTTCATCAAGAACAGCCTCAGTGAGTTCCACCTTTTCAGGGCAGAACGTTTCAGTTAGCTGTACTAGCTTTTTCGTTTTCATTATTTTTCCTCCTACCAAAAAGTGTATACTTGAATCTTTTCATTGCCTTGCTTCTTTTAGACACCCATTCACCCTTGCCCTCTATCAGGATACGTCTACCATCTCTCAACGTCACCCAATGACTATCTGAGGTGCTGGATGTAGATGCTTTACTTTGCGACAAGGACAACTCCTAAGCTAATTTCCTTTTTACTGCCGAGCACTGGATCTCCGGTGTCGCTCACTGTATAAGGAATACTGTAGTAAGTATCCTTCTTTGCTCTGAAGTCAACACGAACAACGATGCTATCTGCATATGTAGCACATATATTTACATAATAGTAATCATTCTTTTTGGGTGATGGGAACATTGCGTTTACTAATGTCTGCAACTTATCTCTCAAGTATTCAAAAGATCCTGGCATATCAAGATAAACTGACTCACATAATTTACTGCTTTCTCCTGCACCAAATAAACCATCATAAACTTTTCGGACAGTTTTCATTTCAGATAATAGGCGTTTAGTGTCATTTGATTCCCTCATAATAATAACCTCCTTATTTATTCTTTCTTTTACGAACCACTGTTAAAGAACACATACAATTCGATCTACACCGAGAATCGCCAGCTCTAGGCGTCGATGGTAATGTTTCTCTAGTGTATCCACCAACGGTTCTTGACTCCGCACCCCAAGCTAAACAATCAACACAAGACTCTGCCGGATGTAGTGTCCAGTAGAACCTAGTTCCTTTTGGCTTTCCCAGTACAAACCCATACCAGAACATCGAGTCTAGCGTGTTGACGTACATCTGGAGCCTTCTAGCGTAATCCATCCGTCCTCGTTCATTTACCATATCGGAAACAAACTTCTTAGCAAATCGGTTTTCATACCTCACGGCTTTCTCCAAATACTTCCGGTCCTCTGGAGTTATACCAATGTCTTTATAGAACGGATTACCAGCCCATGTTGCTCCAAGTACCATAGCTTCTTCATACGCTTCTCTTCTTGCCTTCATCCAAGCATTTACTAATCCCTTTTCTCCTAGCTTACCATCTTGGAACTTCTTAAACGAGGCAGTCATTTTGGTATCAAGCGAAACCTTTACCTTCTTGTACTTCTGCTTGGCACGCCAATTAGCCTTTGTATCCTTACCGCCACCAACGGAGAAGAAACTTGCTGTAAAGGTGTCATAGGTGGTATTGAAATCAGAATCTCTCCGTCGGCCTATACTTTTCAATCCTTTATCTCTAAAAACCTTCTCTATGAGAATAGAAATAAAAGGATTAGTGGTAGTTACTTGGGTCATTATTTCTCCGGCGTCCCTATTCGTTTAGTCACATCATCCAGCCGGTGCAGTAGGGCACGGTTGATCTTTCTCTGTTCATCCAGTTCATCACGCATCTTGGTCATTTCAGCTAACATTGGAATAATCAACGAACTCCTGGAATACCCTACTACCTTCCCGTTTTCATCACGGCAAGCCATTCTCGGACGGATTCGGGCTACGTCCTCTGCTATTAAGCCGATCTCCCCGAAGGCTGATCCGTCCTTCAGGTGCTTCATTTCATGCGCCGTAACAGACTCCAGCTCGTCCCGGTCAAGGTCGTTCCGTACCACGGCGTATCCCCGGTCAGGCCAAGCCCAACCATGAGCCTTTCTGATACCGTGTTCAGCGAACCAAGATGGATGCTGTGGGACTACTTGCATTTGGCTTCCAGTGCCTGTAGCCGGTGCAGTAAGTCACGGTTGCTCTTCTGATGCTCCTGGAGTGCTTTCACCAGCACCGGGATAATCTGTTTTGGGTCGAATGTACGGCAGTCTTTTAGCCCGAGCTGGTCACGTTTCCCAACTGCCTCTGGTATAATCCCTTCAACTTCTTGAGCGACAAAACCAAGGTGCTGTTTGCCGCCGTCGTTCATTTCTGAATCTTCTCGCCATTGGAACGATACCGGTTTCAGTTTGGCAATGGTATCCATTCCGTAAGTGATATCCTGTATATCGGACTTCAACCGTACATCAGAAGATCCGGCTATAATATCGCCGTCGCCATCAGTAGCAAGTGGGTCGGCAGATGTAAGGGAAACGATACGAATAGTTCCATCTTCGTTAATTCTCAAGAACTCTTCAGCTCCGGCAGTACCGGCTGTGAATAAAATCTCTCCTTCAGTATCAGCACTTCCTCGCACCCCGGCTATGGAACCAAATTGTTTCGTTGTAGTCCCAGCATCATCACCATAAAAGGTTATTGACGGGCCGAAGCCCGCAGCCATATCACCCTCTGAGCGCAATTCTATACGAGCGACCGCACGAGGCAGGGTGGTTTGTGATGTTTGACGGAGTTGGTTGGTCGCCCAGCTTTCTACATCGGCAAAAACATCAAGATGATAAGCTGGTGCCGTAGTCCCGATACCAACGTTACCGCCATTTTCAACGGTCATTGCGAAAGTCGCAGTCCCAGCCGTTCCTGGGAAAAATTGTATATCACCATAGGTGTTCTTGACGGCAAGTATATCCGCAGACGCATGAGTTGAGCCATAGTTAATCAGGTAGGACGCTTGCGAGGCGTTGTCCGTACCCATTGCATACATTGAATAAGAAGAGCTGACCGTGGACTTGACCAGGGAGGTTGTTTCAGTTTCTCCGTGAATATGTAGTGCATACTCAGGAGCGGCGGTACCTATCCCAACGAGACACCCTGAGAAATTAGCGTATCCATCAGTATAAAATGTTAATAATTCATTACTTGGTACGCCTATCCAATCGGTATCACCAAGAGCAAAACCAGTCGAAGCTGTAATGGTTGTTGCAGATAGAGCAGCAGTAATATCAAGCCCACCCGTGAGAGTTCCAACCGCTTCACCTGAATTGCAAGCAAACGTTACGTTGAAATTATTACCATCTTCATACACTGTAAATACTCCAGCATCATGTAAACTTAAATTACCTGGCACACTACCAGCTGTGCCAATTGTTGTTGCGCCGATTAGATTAGATGTGCCGTAGACACCAATGTTACCTACATTGTCAACAACAAACTTCTCCGCTGAGTTAAGATCACACTTAATATAATCACCAGCAAAGCCGGTTTCCATATTAGCGTGAAAAGCTTTTGCCCCTGTATTAGCTGAGTTACCTCTTACCTCAATAGCTTCAACAGCTTGATTTGCTGCTCCAACGTCAAGTCGAAGGACAGTAGATGATCCCGACTGTGTATCTGATACGCCAAAGGTAACAAGAGCCGATGTATTAACGTTACTAGCGCCATATACAGATAGTCCCGTACCCTGTAATCCGGCTTGGTAGATATGTAATCCTGTACCTGCCGGAGTAGTGGTAGCACCCCAATTGTAAGGAATGTGATTGTTAATAATGAATATGCCTTGATTTGTTCCTGACCCAGCATTCTCTTCAACAACCAAATTCATGCCTGTAACGTCGAAAGTGCTGTTTGTGTTGTTGCTATCGAGGTCGATTATGTCAAGGCTGGCCGCTGCGTTAGCGGTGACTGACATTGCCAGCCCGTCACCGGTTGTACCGGCTAGGCTGTCGCCCCACGTCAACCCAGCAGCGTCGGCGTAGGCCGTGGTAGCCAACTTGGTTGAGTTATCAGCTACAGACTGAGTGGTGGCTATAACGCCGTTTGCCATTGTAGCACCTGATGCACCAATAGTGCCAGTGGTAACGATCTCCGATGCACCATTATTGATAGACCCGAATCCAGCTGCTATCGTACCGCTATTGAGCGCGCCAACAGATACTAGATTAACGCACGTTGTAATACTTGCCTGCGTAGCCTGTGTGGTTGCCGTGTCAGGAGCTAAACCGGTGATGGTACTGACTGCCCCAGCCGTCAGGCTTGTCGCTGTACCTGAGATATTAGTTCCAACACAGGCAGACGGTGTGCCAAGATCAGGAGTTACAAAGGTTCCATTAGTTTGCAAAACAACTAATCCGGTGCCAGATTCATCGTCTATTGCTCCTGCAAAACCGGCAGAATCATTAACGACTATTTCTGCACTCAAATCACCGTTTGCTGTTCCCACCCAATAGTCAGCATCGGTTGGTGCTCCAGAGGTTGCTACACTCCCACCGCCTCCTCCGACTTCTCCGCGTAAATCAATAGAGTAAATACTAGTCCCTACCTCTGGTATCTCCTGTAAAAAATCATTGGCGTTGTTCAGTATCACTATTCTACATACTGGCGTGAAAACATGTTTTAGTAGAGTATCAGAAGGACGATTAACTAGTGTCCCGTATTTATCCTCGATAGCCTCTTTTACATTCTTGTATTCTTTCCCTGACTCAATAGTGTCACCAGCCTGAACAAGCGCCATCAGTTTTCCAGACCCTGCACTTGACCACACATATCCAATAACAACATTGTAATATTTGTCGGCGGTGATGCTCTCGCCTGTTGAATATTCTGTAAACGCAAAATCAGTTTGTGTGGAATAATCACCTGCACTATCAATCACAAACATACCGTCAGTGCCAACTACTTTTTCTACCGTAGTCAATGTGTCAAATATTATCTCCATACTGCCAGCAGCAATCGTAACATTGGCTTGTATCGCAGTAATATCCATCCCCGAATTGTAATGTGCACCTTCGTTAAAGAACCGGTGATAGGTATTAGATATTATTTCTTCACTATCAAGGGGAGTATGGAATCCACCATAAATTGTAGCCGACGATACACCAACAGTTCCAACCTTAACAGTGCCGATATGAACATGATCGAGAGAAACTGAGTCTGGATCTGTATTTGAAGCAGCAAGTCTAGGAGAGCCGGCATTATCATCTACATAGACATAGATAGTTTTTGGGGCAGCGTCAGTACCTGCGTAGGCCGTTGCATTAACAGTCATAACGTCACTAGAATGCTCAAGCCTAACCTGGTTTATGTTAAATACAAGATTTTCTGCGTCTGGTTGGGTTACAGTTATGGTTAATGCGCTCCCGGAAACAGAAGGCGATGCCGTCAGAGGGGTTATAGCTGTATTATCAGTTATATGCACAAGATTGTAACCGGCTTCTTGTAGTGCGGTTTCTACTTCAGTTCCTTCAAAATATCCACCAGCATCAGTGATATTAACGTACTGAGCCGTCTGTGTTCTATCAACCCATTCGCCGCCGTAAAATTGCGTAACCTCGCCGGTTGCTCCTGCGGTTATAGCAACATCTGATAAGTTTGTTAGGCTGGCTTGAGAGAATACAGATGAACCGTTAGAATAAACGGCACCTGTGACAGCACCAACAACATCGTCTGTCTCAGTAACATTAAGAGTACTGGTAGTAATTGATAACTTTGTGCCTTCAATGTCTGTACATGTAGTAGCGTCTGTTACAGCGTCCACACCAGCGCCAAAGAAATCAACGGCAGCGTCACCGCTGGCAGCAGTGGTTGCCGTTGAAGAATTACCTGTACACGAACCAGCCGAACCAGAAACATCACCAGTTGCGCTACCAATATTCGGTGTGGTAAACACCGGAGAAACTGACGTGGCATAAGTAGAGCCTGTACCTGTCTTGGACGCCATATCCGTTGCCGTAGTTGCTGTTCCTGAGTTGCCTGTACACGAACCAGAAGAACCAGTACAATCACCAGTCACGTTACCCGTTAAAGCACCGGCAAAATTTGTATCTGCGGTAATTACCCCACCATCAATCTTTGAAGTTCCTACATCTATAGCCCCAAAGTTAGACGTTATTGTACCTGCGTCTAAAGCTCCAACAGTAGTAAGATTTGAGCAAGTAGTAATATTGGCTTGTGTAGCCTGTGTGGTTGCCGTGTCAGGAGCTAAACCGGTGATGGTTGCTACGGTTGCTGACTGACCTGTACACGAACCCGAAGAACCTGTAGCATCTCCAGTTACATTACCGGTTACACCTACCGTGAAAGTATTATTTGCATCCCACGTATTTGCGTTCTCAAGGCTGGGAAGAGTAAGAGTACCGTCTGCATATCCATATGTCGCAATAGCCAAAACAACTAAAATTACAGTAGAAAACTTCTGCCAATTATTCATTTTAATTCACTCACTTTCCAGCTATTACGTTACGGGTGTTGTGTCGTAATCTACTCTTAACACTTTGTTAGAGTCGAGATATACATTGGTAACTGTATAACCTCCTGAGGGAGCTGTACTAGGTACTCCACTACCACTTGTAGTTTGAGTTGTACCGTCAGGAAACTTGAGCCTTGTTCCTGCAAGAGGCAGCTCTAACCCATCAGCATCCATATTGACTACTTTATTACCACCAGTGAAAAAATTTAATACACCTGCAAATGGGAATAGAGCCATGCCTCATCTGCCCCTTTCTCTGCTTCTTAACCTACATTAAAACTTCAAACTGGAAAATATCTTTGACAGCAGAATCTTGGCCGCAACATCTACTAAAGGCTTCCACTCATCATTAACCTTAATAGCTACTGCATTATTAATCGCCTTTTCAGCAGCACTCAGTCCAGAAACAGCCGCTAAATCTCTCGCACAATAGGTGCAGGTAATGAAACCACGAGCGCAAATAAGGAAATTGTCAAAAACATTTCCACAATGAGGACAGCGCATTTTTCTTTTTCCGTCAGGATACACAACAATACGAAGTCCTGGGTCTATCTCAACACATTCTCCATTTGCTATTTGTGCGTCTACTCGATCTTTCTTTATCATTACTTTTCACTCTTCTCTACGATTATTGCCTTCTTCTTCTTTGGGATAAACCTACTGGTTATGTTTGCTGGAATAGTCAATGCAAATCCAACCGCTAACGCAGCTAAACATTTACCAAGAGCCTCAACCAGCTCGATAGGCAATAAGACAGATGCCTTGTAGGAAACCCCCCACGCCACTAACAGAGCAACAAACCACGCCGGTTCGTCAATGAACCGCTCCAACTGCTTTACTAACTTAATCCTCTTTAAGAACTCAGTGGCTCCAGTAACAAATAGAATCACAATAATAACCAGAAGAGGATTCAAGCTCGAAATGAATGATGCGTCCGTTGGAATTGAAATCATTATCCACGCCTCCTATTTCTTCAATAATACCTTCACATAAACCTGCTTTTTATTACCTACACCAGAGCACACAATGCGCAGCACTCTGTTATAACAACTTACTAATCCACCAACAGCATTGATTAACTTCGCTATCGTGCTTGAACCATAAGCTGCACCAGCGCCTAAGAAGTAATCAATCTCATCAACATCATAAAGGTAGGTACTCCAAGCATCAGTGGGTGTAGCAGTACCGGGTTTCAACACAGCACTATAAACATCTCTGTTCAATTTTCCATCTGGACCAAGTATACCGAGAGAGGTATCTGTAAGATCGGCTTCTGTCAATGTATAATCAACATCACCTGCTGCGTCTGAAGTACAATCAAAAATAAGCTCTTCATTCGGGCCATCTGATTCAGGTCCAGCAGCCTTAACCGAATATGTAACCGTTACCGTTCCCTTATTAGCCATTTCAATATCTCCTTAAAGATTCTTTACTCGTTCCCACTCTAACCGCTCGTCTATCAACGTTCCTATATCCTCCGAAAGTAACTGACAATCTTTACTTTGGAGAATGCGCCGTGCTAGATCCTCTTGACTGACTTCAGGATTAGATGATTTCCTGTCTTTCCCACGCGAATCCCGAGCGTCTACGTTCATGTCACGTGACCCGGCGGTAGGTTCTCTATCTATGTCCGTTGTCTTGACTTTCCCACTGTCCCGCTTATCTCGCTCATCCCTCTTCTTCTCTTCCGCCTTATCATACTTAGCTATTTCCTTAATGGATTCTTCACTCAGGCGTAGTATATGACGATAAATCCACTCGGTAGGTATGTAGAAATCAGGATTGAACTCTTTAATAATCTGTGCTCTTAACCGCTCTGTCTGATACTTCCTCAACTCACCTACGGTTCCCATCGGTGGAAAGACAACACTCCACTTTAACTCAGATGGATTTATTCCAGCTAAGATAAATTGAATGCTGTACACCTTCTTATGTCCAATGGATGTTGCCAATTGAACGTTCCTTATAGCTTTGGCAAATTCTCCGAGCTGTTCTACAAGAGTTGACTTGGAATTAATATCTCCAGCAAATCCAAGGAGTGCGCTTGGAACCTTTGGACCGGCGAGCATCTTGTTATGAAAATACCTTACATCTCGTATCTCACCTGTGTTATTGTCACCTTGAATAACCTGAATACCTTGATGCTTTGCACCTTCACGAACAGGAACAAACAAATCTTCGTCATCAGTAAGAGGACTCATTTGCTGTTTCAGCATTCCAGTGGAAGGATCAAGGACACGTTTCTTTCTGTATTTCTTCTTCAATTTATCAATGTACGCTAATGCAGCATTCCCCTGCATGTTTCCTACATCAATCAACCATGCAAGGCGCATCTGCGCTCTCCGTATGCGTCCAATGATAAGACTGTTCTCCAACGCATTTAATTGTTTCCATGCTTTTCTGGCAGCGTTTAATACACTTACACCATAGCCTGTTTTCCGATTCATGTTTATTGAATACTCTGCTATCTGCCACTCTCTAAACTTAGCAACAGCAGTATCCAAAGACAAATCCTTCTGTGTATAAGCATATTCCTCTAACCTACGGCGTATGTCATAATTTTTAACCATCTGATCGGCTGGGATAAACTTCAACCACCATACAGTTTTATTGGCTACTACAATCTCCTGAAAGTCCACTCCGTACTTAACTAACCCACGTACAATCTTCGGTGTGTCCTCTCGTATACCGGTGAGCCTATCCGTTCGATCAACCATCTGTTGCGCCTTTGTTTTGATAGCATCACTCGGTGCGTCCTCAATGACCACCTTATATGTCTCTCCGATTTCCTGTCCGTACACAACATTGTTAGTATAAATATCAAGAGCAGCACTTATCTCTGGAATCTCTTCATCCATAACATCAAAATCTTGATACTTAGCAAGTCTTTCTCTTCCAATTTTTAATGAATCTAAAATAGACTGACTTATACTATCATATCCTGTGTAAACATTAGGTTCTGGATCTGATGTTTCGGTTGTCTTTTCTCCTCTTGAAGGTGATTCAGACATACCGAAATCCTGAAATCTTTTACTAATCCACGATAATATATTCAAACTCTCCCGCCTCCAAGCCACGAGTACCATTCAGGAACTTCTATATCTGGGCGCTCAGGTTCTTCTTCAACCTCGTCCAATTCTTCTGCCTCTTTTATATCTTCTTGGCCCTCGCCCAAAGGTGTTACTCCGTCCATCAACCCAAGGCTTGGTTCTAACCATCCACCTATACCTAAATAAGCTCCATGGTGCGCTCCCGCTAGCGCATCAGCAATATCTTTATGTGCGTTGGGTCCATAAGAAACGTGATCTATTTTTCCTTTTCTTCGATCATCCTGTAAACCAAGCAATTCATCAATCACTGGTTGGTAGTAATACATTACCAACCGCCTATCCTCAATACATCGTTTTAACAAGTAGTAAGCCGCTGGACTACGATCAACACTAAGATATGTTGCGTTGAATCCTAATTTGTTAAGCTCTTGCAGAGATCCTTTTGAGTTCCACCAGTCATATGTTATCCCGGCCAGAGGTATACCAATTTCTCTCAACTCCGTAAACAATCCACGAACGGCAGCAAAATCAATCTCTGCTCCTTTCGGATGCACAATCTGGAGCATGAAATCGACATAGACAATCGGAAGTTTTTCTACAACAGTGATTACTCTACCTGTCAGCCGATCAAAGACATCTCTCTCCGGTATGGTTCTCCTGTGAGTACGCTCTCCTGCTTTATGGCACACGGAAACACCACAAGCATCTCCACTGGCGGCAAGATCGACGTGAGCGTATCGTGGTGCGTCTGGATGTAGGATAGGAATACGGAATCCGTCTTTATCAATACGAACTAACATCTCTTGCAGGAAATACGCGCCATCCTGTAGATTAGTTTTTAGGGCGGAATAAGGATGTTTAATTGAGAGGTCAAGCTTAGTACATTCATAAATACGTTCTCTTTTTGTAATGAGAGGACTGATAGCCACAGTGCTTCTACCTGCAATATCTCTTATGGCTCTATCTATGTCATCAACGAAGTCAGGATAGAAATCCATTGGTACGGAGAGTACTTCCATCCCAGGTTTTATATCTGCGTCAGTCTCAATAATACAAGAGGACATCATGCTGTTACCTAGACCAACACGGAACTCTTCCTTCATATACCTCTCCCGAGGACGTGTTTCCCACGTAGCGTAACTCCTCACAAACACCGTGTCACGCTCTCCTACCTCTTTAACTCTTCGCTCCAAGTAGGCGTCCTCTGTGGTCTTGGATGATATAATAACAAGCTTTCCTGGGATATGGCCTTGCTGCACGAATCTACTCTTCAACCTCGTCCTGAGCGCATTTACCAATACCTCTGCTTGATGGAACTCGCTGGTTGCTTCTCTGGACCGACTTGAATCCATAACACGAGCCATAAAGTTTGCCTCATCCACGATACCACCAAAAATTGTTTTACCAATGGCAGATAGTTCAGTGGAGTTACCGGGCATGGCAACGATGTTCTTTGGAAAATTTAGGCTGGATTTGATTCTTTTATCAGGAGGATAGTTACGCTGGAACCATGGAGACAGTCTTACCATATCTGATAGTTCAGCAAATATCTGTGTTTTGGCTTGAGCACCTGTGATAGACAGGTTCATTATTGTGATAGTTGAAGAAGGTGAAAGACTATAAAAAGACTGTGGTGACTTTAAGCATAGGAGTTCGTAAATCATCCTTGCCTCTATCAAAGCCCCTAGGAACGATTTCCCATACCCAATGCCACCAGCTAATATTACCTCAAATACAGTTGGATCGTTAAATAAATCTATGAAATCCTTTTTTAGTACGTCAAATACTTCAACAGCATCTCCAAGATAATAAGGATCGAGGAGAAATGTTTCTGGGTCTACAGGTATTTCATCATAATCTTCATCGTAAAGGTCTTGAAGAGTTTCTGAATCGCCTTCTTCTGCTATTTCATCAATAACGGATAAAAGAGCAGCACGTTCTTCAGGAGTTAGACTCTCGTATTCCTTATCAGTCAGAACTCCCGCTAGTGGATGATCGCCGTTTTTTTGTTTTTTGTTTATCTTTGGCAATGGTTCTCGATCTTTGCTTTCTCAGCTCCCGCAAAGAAGGTTCCTTTACCTCTTCTATAGGTAAAGGAGCATTGCCCTTGATATTCTCGTCCATCCGCATCTCTTCATCCAAAGATGTATCAGTGATTAATGGTTGTTCAGGTTCAACATCAAGAAATTCATCTATCTTCTTCGACATTTCTTTATGATCTTCCTCAACACTACGTCCCACCAATTGCTCATCAACCGTGCGAGACATGATTAACTTCGCCATCTTTCTTACTTTATCACGACCTGCTTTTGGTAAGGCTGTCTGTTTAGTTACAGAGCGAGTTTCAATCTCCAAGCCGAGCGTTTTGACTCTATCAAGATCCATCACAGTGCTTGTTCCCACAGCAATATACGCCTTAGCAGCAATGTCGTAAGCCAATAATAGCTGTTGTACTGAAACGGACTCTGGATCGTCTTTGAGTCTTCTATCTATCTCGTTACCAATGGTATCCATCTTATCAAAGAGCATACCTAAAACATCGAACCGCTTCTTCAACGACTCCTGCATAAGGACATCTAGCTTCTTGTCCTCCTGCCTTAAAGTTCTAACAATGACAGCTTCTGCTCTCATCTCTAAATGCTCGTCACCGTTAGCGAGAGCACGAATCTCTTCACGTATCTGCTCCAACATTTCTTTTTCTTTTAGTAGTTCCGCTGGCCTAGACATTAGTATTTACCTTTCTAAAACCAATCTTCCTGCGTGGTCTTGCTAATTTATTTCCGTTACAGTCTAGTAACCTAGAATCATCAGCAGAATCATCAACAGAGCAAGGAGCATTTATCGCTGTATTTCCTATGTGCTTACTATACATAAGATCTCCTGGTGTATGAGTCCAGCGTCTAAGATTTTTTATACTCATGGTATTAATCTCCTATCAACTGGTCGTGCTTGGCTACTTTGGAATACCTAGCGATCTCATTTATACCTGCATGCTTCTTATCTGCGTCCATATCCTTCTGTGTCTTTGATCCTCTTTGGGAATCACCGGGAATGATAGGTACAGAGAATACCTTTTCCATTGCTATACCACACTTAGAACACATAGGTAAATCAACATTTCTATCTACCACGAATCTATCCTCTACCAATTTGATACCACAGCACGGACACTTATACTCGTAGGTCATTTCTTACTCCTTTTTTTCTCTAATTTTTTTAGCTTCTTACGATGATTAGCTCTATCTTGAGCTTCCTTCTTTCTTCTCTGTGCTTCTTCTGTTGCATATTCAGCAGCTGCACGATGTGCCATTGAAGGATTGATTCTAGTCTTTCCAATCCCAAACAACCTGCGTATCCTGTTGTACTGATGAATCACACCACACGGAGTAAGGTCGTACTTCTTACACATTGCCTTTACTACTGCCAATGATTCTGTATCAGTACGTGTTTGCTGAATGGTGCGGTATATTTCTACATCACGCGCTACCTTATTCAGATCGTGTCTTGATGGGATTGGGATCGTTGTACCACCAAAAACTCTAATGAACTTCTTCGTTGTGTCCCATCCCATTATCTCAAACAATTCCACAAAAGGGGTGTCCTTGAATAGGGTTAGGAGAAGTGATATCTCATCTACCGGATCGTCTATTGGGTTCATTATTATTTACTCCTTGCTTAGTAATTCACCAACAAAAGAAGATGCTGCTTTATATTTTGGCAACCACTTGTTAAGTTTATCCAATGCTGATTCAACACCTCTATGTGTTCCTAATCTATAAGCACGGAGAAGTGTCTCCTTACCATTGATAACGTGTTGCGCAGAATCTAACAAGTCTTTTACAACACTAGCAGGAACAGTGGTGGAAAGTTCTCTTTCAAGTTGACGAGCGAACTCAATCTTTATTGACTGACTCTGCCCAACCACTATAGGATAACAATCACCGCCACCATCATCCATTATGTCTTTAACTATGATATTGGAATCGGTCCTGGGCGTTTTACTCATCTTGTTTCTCTCCTAAGCCACTCCGCCATCAATATAGCGTCAGTCTTGTTGTCATCCAGCTTCTTTGCACGTGCTGTCTTTCCGATTCTAAAATCTACAGAAGGCCATTGCTGTGTAGCTGCAAGAGTGCTTCGTCTTTTTATCTCTTTACGTTTCCTAGCGTTTTGCTGCTTCTTGTTTTCTCCGTCCTTCTTTATGATTTGAAAGGCTCCTATCATAGGTGCTTGCCATACCTTCGGCTTGACCATGACCAACGGAACCCCCATACAGGCAGTCCAAGTTTTCCAGAATTTAACTGCGCCTAAGAATGTAGCGGTTGCTTTTATTCCTCCGCGCTTCTGCTTACCATTATCAGTCAATCCCATGTATGTCCCAACGTCCTCCAACACCACTCTAAGCGGAGGTCTTTTACCGAGCATAACCTTCAGCTTCTTTACAGACGGTACATCTAATGTCGTATCTATAGATGCCATTCCTGCAAATGTTCCATCAGGTGCCAATATCATTACCCAAGATACCGTACCCGGATCAATTCCCCAAAAATACTTAATCATCTTTTTTCCATCTTTCCTTGTCTGATGCCTAACAAGTATCCCCAACGGACGCTTATGATAACTATATTTTTAAGTCGTATAGCTATATTGTTTTGCATCGCGTACTTTCGTTTCAACTCATAATACTCTTCCGGCATGTTCTTTCCATAGTTGGAATAAGTTATTAAATTTAGTTCCTTATCCAATATCAAACTCAAAACATCCAAGGAGAAGTTTAGCCTACGTCCCGCCTTTATCCGCCACTTCATACGGTCAGTAACGTACTCGCGCACATAGTCAAGTAACCGCTGGTCATAAACATTCTGTATAGCGAGTTCACTTGGGATAGGAAATGTACCGTAACTAGCGAGATGGCACCTTGTCAGAACATCAACTTTATCCGCATCGTCCAACATGAGCTGTGCTCTATTAAATGTGTGTTCAGGCATATCTTTCGCTAGCGCATTTCGTGCTTTGTAAAGAGTAATAGTTATGATGTTACCTCTTTTAACATCGAACTTCTTCTTCTTCAAGAATCCCCACAATGATATAGCTGTCTCCTGAACGATGTCCTCAATCATTGACAGGTTAGATACGCTTCTCTTCATCTGGTACTGAACCAATCTTGGTAGGTACTTGTAGAGCATTTCAAAACACTCATTCAGCACCTCCTCATTATCGTTAGCTGCATAGTCTAAATACAGTTTGTTAAACGCCTTTTTATCTAGCGACATCTACTTGTACCTTCGTCTCACCCTTTATTTTCGTAACGGTAATAATCTTATCAAAAATTCCACTATCTGCCAAGTCTTTATTGTGGGTAATAACAAATACACCATCTCGCTCTGCCTTTTCTCTACCAAGCAAAGATAGTGTCCAGTCAAGATTTTCATCATCGAGCACCTTGAACAGTTCATCGAATATTAATATATTGAGCCGCGAATGTCCAACACACTGTGATAAAGAGCAGAGCGTCAGTAGAACAGGCATGTCTATTATATTCTTTTCTCCTCCTGATAGCTGCTCATAGCTTTTAGATCCATTCTGCATATCTACCTGTACTTCAAACTTTTCTCTCAACTCACCGCTCTTTAATTTCCTCTGTGTGTTGAATGTTACTTCTACTCCTTCAGGCAAGTACTGACGTATCCGGTCATTCATAAACGGTGTTATAGACTTCAACACCAATGACCGTATTCCGCTGCCTGAGCACATACTCTGCACGAACCATAATGCTTCTACCTCTTCGTCTACACCCACAAGCGTTTCGTTTACTACACTTATCTTGGTTTTGATGTCCTTTATAATCTTGCGAAGAGAATTGATTGTTTCTTTATGTGGGTTAGGAGCTTTCTTCAACATCTTTATACTTTCAGTCACAGTTGAAATGTCTTTATCAAGAGAATTAACGGCAGTGGTATATCTCTTTTTTACTCTTTCAAACTCATCAAGTTCTTTGTCCAACTTACCGATTTGTATGATAGTAGCTTTGTACAGTTCCTTATGATGGAGAATCTTTTTTGCTAATTCCTTGTATTCCTTATCATCGGATTCCTTACGATTTGATAGTTGTTCATGGCGTTTTTCTGCTTTTTCTAATTTTCCGTATGCGTCACTGTGTAGCACATCTTTGGATTCAGGTGTTATTGTTGACCCACAATTACCACAAGTAACATCTTCATCAAGACTATTAATCCTGTCCAGTTCAGTGTTCGACTCTTTAATAATAACCTCTTCCGCCTGGATCTTAACACCAAATACCGAGAGTGACGTTTTAACAGTAGCTAAAGCTATATTGTGCTTTTCCATCTGAGCAAACTCATCGTCCTTTTTCTTCTCTAAAGACTTTCCTTTTTTGAGTATCTTTGTTTCTTTACTGGTAACAACTTGCAAGCTATCCTGCACAATTACAAGCTCCTTCTTCATGTTTGATAAATCTTGCTGTTTGCTCTTTACCTCTTTAGCTCTATCTGCGTTATACGTGGTTTCTTTTTGTTGTGCTTCTTTGCCTAACTTTTTCTTAGATAAAATATCAGCGTTTAACTCAGCTATTTTCTCTTCTGAACTTTCCTTATCCATCTGCTTTCCTTCAGCTAATCGACCAGCAGCGCGGGACATATCAGTTAGATGAGTGAATAAACCTGCTGCTTTCTCAACAATTTCTTTCTGATCTTTATCGGTACATCCAGAAAAGAACTGTGTACTCTGCTGTGAAAACAAGAATGAATTAGTGAAGGACAGCAACGTGCAGCCAATTACTTCCTGGACATAGGCGTTTGTTTCCTTGTTATCTTTTCTCGTAATATCATCCGAGGTTCCATCATCACCCAAAACAGTAATCTTAACATTGTTTTCATGGACGCTATGCTTCCTGTATCGAGATATTCGATAGGTATAATCGCCGTCTTCAACCCAAACACTAACCTCACAGTCCTTACCAACAGCTTCATTTACTACTTCATCTTTACCGGGACCGCGATCTGTCTTACCAAATATGCACCACAATATGGCTTCTGAAAAGATAGTTGATTTTCCGGCACCGTTCTTACCAACTATCATACACGCTGTTCCTACCTTGAAAACGTCATCACCAAGAATTACTTCTTTCACTCGGCAGAAATTACGAATCTCTAATCTGGTTATCCTCATTTTAATACACCGGCCACTTTCCTAACAAACTTACGTGTACCTGTTAATCCTTTATTTGTGAGATGTACTTCTTCCATGACTTCTTTGACCGCAGCGGATACCGAGGAGTGGGACAAATCGGTGGGACAGTAGTCTGTAATGTATTGCTTGACACATTCATCGAAGCCAAGGCCGTAGTACTCTTTCCCAGCCAAACCCGCGTCTTTATCTGCTTCATCTGTAGCTCTCACCAGTAGCACTTCAACATCTCTGGCTCCTGCTCTCAATAATTGACTCTTAATCTCTTCTGGAGTAGTGTCTTTATTTCCCATTGGCAAAGCTACTGTATAGAAATGTTCTCCTACGCAACTTGGTTCAAGATCATCGTAGTTTTTCCTTATGAACTTTGGAAACTGTAACGGCACTCTTGATACCTTCTTACCATCCAGCAACCATAGATATCTATCTCCATCTTCTTCTGAACTTACGCTATCGTTTCTATCCATATGTAAACCAGCACCAATAAAGATAGTACTCTTCTTAACTGAAGGATGATGATAGTGAGCGAAGAAACAGATAACAGACTTTGCTCCTTCTTGCTTGAGGACTGTCTTTAACTCTTTGACACTTATCCCTTTTTCACTTTTTACTCCGGTAGCGAATCTCGCTCCTTTAACCTCTACATGACCAATAACAACAATATCCTTGCCGTGTATTTGATTGTCCATCAAGAATCCTTTTGTTATTTCTGAATCATACGGCAGAGCAAGGACATGTCTGCCATCAACCTCAATAAGTTCTGGCTCATCATAGACATTTCCAATATCAGCAAAAGGCGCTATTGAAGAGTGCTTACAGGATTCTCTAAGGAAAAGATCGTGGTTTCCTACAATGAAATGCAACTTAATTCCAAGGCAAGAAACAAATCGTAACGCTTTCCATACAGCATGATACACCGGAACATCTATCCTATATCTGTTATGGAAGATGTCACCACCAAGGAAAAGCTCATTAATTCCTTTACTGTAACACTCTTTACCGGCCTGTTCAATAACACTGACGATATCATTCAGCCTAGCATCTTTTCCATCAACTATAGAGTTGAATGTCTGATATCGCCTACCGTGGAGATCTCCAAGTATTGCAATCATTCTGTGCGTTTACCATCCTTTGAGTACTCTAGCGCATTATCTATCTGCTCCTGCCGAGGCCACATCCACCTAAAACAGTACCCCGGATGTTGATAACGAGCCTCTATTCTAGCCATATCCTCGTCAATACTTTTAATGATTATTGCTTCTCTTTCTGCTGAAAGATTTATTGTACCATCTTCATCCGGTTTACCTGCGCTATTTATCAAGTAGAAAACAGACGCTTGTGACGGCATGACAATCTCTTTCCCGCCACCAAGAAATTGATATTTTTCTTTTTCAAGGAAATCAAGAAGAGTTCGCATAGCAACATAATAATCCGCTCCTTCAACAGAGGCCAAAACTACATCATCATCCATCAATGATGCAATTACAAGTGCGCGTTTATCGGGATCAAAAGTGTCTGCCGTAACCTTTTCATACTCTGCAACTAACTTAATCATTACTTTATCTCCTTTAAATAGTACTTCCAGCTATCAGGCAATAACTTATCAGCGTTATCAGCTAACACAGTCTTGAGATTAGTAGACTGAAACTTATCTTCCTCACCGGGAATTGAATACCAACTACCATTTTGCTCCAGCAGTCCTTGTTGCACCATAACGGGCAATCCACATTTATACCGCATTATACCTCTATCAAAAAGAGTAATGAAATTAGCTTTCACATACGGAGGAGAGAACTTATTCTTCGTAGTGGTCATAGCTCCTTCCAAACCGATAACTGGAGCACCTTCTTTTTTTCGTACTCTCTTACCCATGCGTAACCAAAGGCGTAAGGTGGAATGAAACTTAATCGCTCTACCGCCCACTGTAACAATGTCATCACCATACATAACTCCGACATTATCACGTGTCTGGTTTACGAGCACAAGGCAAACACGAGACTTAGATAATGCTCCTGTTACCTTCCGTATGTGACCCATGGCTCTTGCTCTTGCTGCCATCTCAGCGCCGAACTTTACATTACCTTTCTTATCAACCTCCAGCTTTGCTACCGACCCAGCAACTGAATCCCACACAATAACTCCAGGTTTTTTATCCTTTTTTCGCGCCGCCAAGAATATTTCTATTTCTTCCCAACACTCTTCAATCAAGATTCCTGGTGCGACATATACAAACCGCTCTTTATCAATTCCAAGAACTCCTATGAAATGTGCCGGGTGGGAGCCTTCAATATCAAGGTACATCCCATATCCTCCCATGCGCTGTACCTCTCTAATAGCGTGGATACCTAGTAGAGTCTTGCCTGTGGAAAAATCACCATAAACCTCAACCACTCTACCGAACGGAAATCCACCACCACAGGCAATGTCAATAGATAGCACTCCGGTAGAAACTAATTCTTTAATATCTGATGTGTAAACCTTTTCATCTGAAAGGAGAACGGCTCTCTTACTTCCGCCTAATATCTTAGATGGAGGTTTCGGTTCTATTACACTTTCCTTCTTGCTGACTGCTTTTCGTTTTACCAATTAAATCACGCTTTCATTTTGCTTCTAGTAGTGGACCGGATGGGGGTCGAACCCACGTCCTCCCTGTTTTCCGTCTATTTCGGAACACATCAGGCGCTCTCCCTTTGAGCTACCGGTCCGTTTAAAACTTACTTCTTGCGCTTCACGCCACGCTTAACCTTTTTCTTGGGTGGCGGATCATCTTCTTCCTCGTCCAGTCCTGCTTGAACATCATCCGCGAGATCATCGAAATCGAAATCCAAATCATCACTATCAAAATCTATGTCATCGCTGGAGTCAGCGTCATCAGCCTCGTCCGTCTCGAAAGGAGCCTCCTCATCATCTTTGCCTAAGTCAAATTCATCTTCATCCTCGACAGGTTCTTCTTTCTTAGGCTTAGGCTTTTTAGCCTTTGGCTTCTTTGCCTTCGGTTTTGGCTTGGGCTTCTCTTCAACCTCGTCCTCTTCACCATCTATGTTGATATCGTCATCATCAACGTCAACGAACAAATCGTCCTCGTCAATAACTACCTCTTTCTTTGCCTTCGGCTTCCTTTCAGACTTAGCTGTATCATAGGACTCATCAACATCGTCATCCTCGTACAAGATTCCTTTTATCTCTTCGGTGGTAAGGAACTCTGCCTCTTCATCAAGGTTATTAAGTTTCTTGAGCAAGGACTTCCACGCTTTGGTATTCTTAATAGAAGACGGCTTACCACCAGCGCGGATATCGTAGTTAGGCCATTCACGCTTGGACTTGGGATCTTTGACCATCGTTTTTGTGATAGTCAAAACTCGTCCGGTGAGCTGGTCAGTAATGTCACCAAAATCAGGATCGTTGATGATACCGAGAATGGGATTAAGAGTCTTGATACCAAACTCAAACTTCTGCACCCCAGCTTTAGTATCGTCAACATCTATGACATTACACAGATAGCGGGACTTAGCGCCGATGCGACTAGCGAACTCTCTATCCTGTGAATCTCCACTCTTGTAACGCTTCTTGACATAGGAGCATACAGGACACTTTTTACCGTCCATCTTCGGACAATAAATCTTTTCTTCATCCTCACCTACTCCGTAATGTACTCTGATTTCCGTAAAGAATCTACGCATGTCTTGATGCGGAGGCATAATTCGTATCCGCGTTTTATCACTCAGGCTGATGTAACCTGGGCGACCGGCGGATTCTCCAGCCAGCTTCTTTTCTACCTTTGCATGATACTGTTTCAAATCATCTAAATCTAGTCCCATAATAATTCCTCTTTCCTATTCATCGTCCTCATCTGAATCGTCAGTTAAATGACTCACAATCTTTGACGCCTTATCAGCCAATGCCTCTATGTCTGACGCATGCTCCTTTCTCTGCGTTGCTCCAAGACTGATGAGCATGTTGGCTCGTTGTTCAAACGACTTCTTGGCTACCTTCAGTAACTTCCATTGAAGTTCTGCCTTACGAAGAGTGGATGTTGCCTGTTGATACGACTCATCCTGATTCACTGTATTCTTAATTTGCGCCTCTGTAGGAGGCTTTGGTTGTTCTTCCTTCAGTGTGGCACGAGTCTCTTCACCTAGAACGGCAAACATTGCATTTCGCTCGTCCTCCAGCTTGTTCACAAGACCTTCAGCATTAGCTTCTAAACTTGCCCAATATGCGTATTTGCCAGACTGCTCCGCGAACTCCTTGGACAAATCCTCGGCGTTGACTTTGATCTCTTCACGCAAATTGATCTTCTTCTTCATGTGGAGAAACGGTAACATGACAGAAAACAATAACGGATCTCTCTCCTTTTGCTGTTTTTTATCCTTTGGCATAATTTATTCCATTTCCTTCCTCTTACTATAAAGATGTGCCCACGCGTTACCCGCTTACATTCAAATCCTTTAAGGCTCCCCAACGCTTACCGACAGCCACATCAGCCACCAGCGGGATCCCTCTCATAAACGGTAGATCAACACTTTCCATCTTCCGCTTAATTACAATAATTACCTCCTTTGCTCTTGATCGTAGAACCTCAAAATACAGAGCGTCATGGTTTTCATTGACCGGAATTACAATGTTCTTCCAACCCAACCAATCCCTCTGCCTAAACTCTCTCATTATGGCTATAAATGCAAGCTTCAATATATCTGCTGCTGTACTCTGGATTCCGGTATTCTTACATTGCCTGATAGCGTGACCGAAATGTTTCTCTGCTATCCTCCTATTCATTCCTTTCAAATCCTTCAGTTGCCTTCTCCTACCAAACGGATTTGTTGTGTATCCATTCTTCAACGCCTCGGCAATAACAGTTTTCCAATAAACTTCTTCGATGCTTGGATAGGTATCAAGGAACTTCTGTAGTTGCTCCTCAGCCTGTTGTAACGTTGTTTCTCCATCAAGATTAAATCCTTTTCGATCATCAACCAAGCCGTGAGCTGTTCTACCATACAAGACACCGAAATTGAATCCTTTAGCCTTTACTCGCTGCTCTTTTGTTAATTCATCAACAGACACACCAAATATTCCACAGCCTGTATTACTATGAATATCTCCTCCTCCCATAAAACATTTAATCATATTTTCATCACCTGACAGTGCTGCCATAACACGAAGCTCTACCTGAGAATAATCAGGACTAACTAGAATGTAACCGGGACGAGCGACGTACAAGTTTCTGAGGAAAGAACCGCGCTCGATGTTTTGAAGATTTGGATCTCTTGTAGCAGTCCTTCCAGTGTCAACAAACCTATACCGTGGGTGAATGCGATTCTCTGTTGTTATCCTTCTACGCTCAACTATCGGAGTGACATAGGTATTCAACCGCTTTGTCTGCTTTCGGTACTTCAATAGAACCTCAGCGAACTTTGAATTGTAATCATCTACCAGCACCGTAAGGACTTTCTCATCAACCTGAGCCTTACCTGACTCTGTAGTTATAATCACCGGTAGACCCATTAATCCAAATAGTATCTGCGCCATCTGGTCATTTGACGAGAACTTAAAAGACGCTCCTTTCCTCATCATGTACTGAAAAACTTCAGGAAACTCAAACATCTGCTTCTCAAACTTCTTTATTTTCTTCAGTATGTGCCGTTCTACCTTCTTTGCATAAACCGGATCAGCAGCCAATCCGTAATACATAAGGTCAGCATATCCTTCTGCAACAGATGGTGATACGATTTCTGAATAGAGATGCCACATCTTTTCTTTCTTCAACTGCTTCTCTACCACTCCAGCTATTCTAAATGTCATATCGCAGTCGGTGCAGTTGTAATTCGACATTGCCATGAGCGGAATGTTACACATCAAAAGACCTGAGTACTTTTTCCAGAATCTATCTTTGTATCCGCCGTACTCTGAAAAATACTCCCACACCATTGATTCCAAACCGTTATTTCCTGTTTCATCTAGGAGTCGATGCATTTCCATCGTGTCCAGAACTTTACCTTGTATCTCAATATCAAACTGTCTTCTTAGTTCAACCATATCAAACAATACGTTCTGTGCAATGAATGTTTTGGTTTCATCCTCAAACAAATCCTTCAAGTGTGTGATAATAGCTTGTTTGTGTTCAAGAGTTATTTCACTATGATGGACTGGAATACAACACGCTTCTCCAGGTGCCCAGCTAAACCCAATGCACACAATAGTACTATCTGTCTTGCTCATCGTCTCTATATCGAAACTGAGCCTGTCATACTTCGATAGCTGTAGGATATGTGAAATAGCTGAACTATCATCACGAGAGCACTTGTATCCTTCATGTAACTTACTCTGAGGCTGTTCGATCTCCTCACCTTTTAATACAGACACAACCTTCTTCAAATCGGCACGGAAAAGTTTAAGCTGCTCCTCGTGCTCTTCTCTATAACCTTTTCTTAAAATGAACGCTGGATGGACGGTTGGAACTACCGGAATGTTACTCAGGCCAGCAACCTTGTTACTATACCTCAAGACATTGCCTCTAAACCTTTGAATCCCCTTCAAACCCATTAGGCTACTCAACGCAACACCACCAAGAGGTACAATGACCTTCAATGTATCTTTGTACTTCACCAATTCAGCTATAAGTTTAGGATTACAAGCAATGATTTCCTTACTCGTTGGTTGTCTATTTTTATCATTAGGTGTAGTTGGCCGACAGCGAACAGCGTTGGTTATAATGTATCCTTTAGTTATTCCTACTTTATACAGAGCCTTTCTGAGGAGCTTGCCACTTTTTCCTACAAATATTTCTCCTTCCTCATCCTCGTGTTTACCGGGAGCTTCTCCAATGAATATAATCTCTACAGGACCACCACTTGAATACGGAGGTATACACGGATGATTGATGCCGGATGCACTTAATTCACACTTAGTGCATCCGGCCATCTTGTTACCAAACAAATCCTGCATCAGTTATTTCCTTTGAGAATGCGCTGAATCTTGCAGAACAATCCTTGTAGCTGGAGTACTTTCGTTGTTCCTTGTGCCATATAGAACTCTGTCTCGGCAATGAACGGTAGTATTTCTGCACGTTGCTCAGTCTTTACCGCTTCATGCCAGATTCTATCAAGGATAATGTGTGTCTCTCCGCTGTTCTTGAACGTCAAGTCGATGAACTTCTTTATCCCCATAGTTAATACGTCCTCATCGAACTGTAACTTGGAGATTTTACCACCATTAAGATACCGCTCAAGGATAGTCATGGCCTTCCGCATATCTCCACCACTCAACTTAGCCGCTTTTATTGCAACCTCCTTCTTTGGTTTTCCGGCCTTTTTCATCAACCTGAAGATATGCTTTGCTACGAGCTTGATAGGAATGTAATCGAAATGGCACTCCACACAACGGCTTACCAGCGGCTCAATAAGTTTCTGTTCGTAATTAGCTGAAAGAATAAACCGGCAATTCTTAAAATTGACTTCCATTATTCTACGAAGAGCATTCTGTGCGTCTTTCGTGAGTGAATCCGATTCGTCAAGGAACACCACCTTGGGTTTGCCTTGGGCTAGGCCAACTGTACGGCAAAAATCTTGTACCTTTCCTCTGATGACCTGTATACCTCTTTCCTCACTAGCATTCATCTCCAAGAAATTGCCTCGCCATGATTTACCAAACATTGCTTTTGCCAAGATGAGCGCCATTGTTGTCTTACCTGTTCCTGCCGGTCCGTAGAACAGGAGATGTGGAATGGTTCCATCCTTCTCTAACAATGTCTGTAGCATCTCCTTTGTATCTTCGTGTCCCACAAATCCATCAAAGGTAGTCGGACGATAATCTTCAATGAGCATAGTTATATTCCTTCCTTTATTTCAACATCAACTTGAAAAAGATTCTTCTTTTATTCTCAACTGATTTAAATCCGTAGGCCAACATACGGCTGATAGATGTATTTGAGCCTTTGCCTAGCAGGTATCTATCAACCGCATCCAGCACATCGGCGTTCTCAGGATAGTGCATGATGCTGCTGATGAGAAACTTCACAGCGATATACAAAGCTCCGGTATTCTCTTCCAATATCTTGAAAACAGCATCTCTATCTTTATTAAACACCACAGCGTTCAACAGAGCAAACAAGTCCTTCTTATTCCCCCATACATCACCGTACTGAATCTTGACCAAATCAGAATTGACGCCTTTTAACAGCGCAGCACTCTTTGCGTTTGACACACGCACAACAACCGGAAGGACCGTATTGTGTAACATCCATTTGAACTGCTTAGGTGTCAGTCCTGTCAAATCGGCGTCGATCAGTACGGTAGACGGAATGAGTGGTTTACACAGGAACATATCCTGCCGAAACACGGACACATCAGAAAGGCTCTTATCATCCGTGAGATCAACATCTCCCACAATGACCGTAGTTAAAGGCCGCTTAGGCTTTCGTTTCTTCTTCACCGTCATCAGGTGATTCTCCCGTCTGAACGATATATGAAAATGAACCGTTCTCTATCCACACCGGCATTTGCTCCTGCTTGAAATTAGCCTTCGGATTGAAGAACATGGTAACATCTCCATCACAATTGCTGATAACTTCCTTGAAACCGAAACCGAGCGACATTGAGAAATCCTGTGAACACTCTATCTCTGACGGAACGAGCTTGGTAATAAAACGAGCACTGCCAGCAGCATTGTCGGTACTGACCTTTACCTTGCCGTCCTTGGAGATACTAAACGTATACCACTCTTCTCCAACCACACCAGCATCTCCAACCAGACTCTTTAGTAAACTGGTGTCGATGACCAACATATTCTTCTTGGAAAACTTTATCTCTTTCACATCATCATCATCATTCTTGAGACGAAAGATTCTCTTCTGGAAATCGGTTGTTTCAATTAGTTCAAGTCCTTGCGTGCTTTCTATCAAGTCATCACTCACAACAGCAAACTGACCTTGCTTACCTTTCTGGGTCAACGCAACATGCTTTCCGGTAAACTGCATTCTGGTCTTACTCTCGTAATCAAACCTTGAGAGGATTCCGGCAAACGTAGGCAACGCAGGTATTGTAATCCGTCCAGGTTTTTTAACTACTGCTTCTGCTTCTCCATAAAAACAAACGACACGTGTTCTGTTGACTCCCATGGCGCTGATCTTTCCGTCCGCAGCTTCGATAATACAATCTGGAACTAATCCGTTCAACGCCACCTTCGCCGCAAACTCTTTCAAATCTGCGTGGTTGACTATAACTGTAGCTTTGCTTCCCATACTAGACCCTCCTTTAGAACAGCCTGTTAAGACTCTTAGCTTCTCCTATGTCACATACTCCTGGTTGCAGACGTTCCTCAAGCTCTTTGAAGAACAAAATATTTACCTCATATCTCAACGCTAACGCGGCACTCCTCTCTTCTTCATCTTCATATCTGCCTAGCTTCTCGATGGTATATCTCTCTCCATCATCGAAATGCCTTTCTCCTAACTCATGGAAATACTTCTCAACAACCTTACGCACTCTAGGAGACCAATTACCTATGTACTCCTTTGTGTGCTTACTTGCTTCTGATACTGCTATGTGCGGTGTGTTTCCATAGTTCGTGTCCCAGAACTTATCTCTTATCAAGTCTTTCACCGGAACAAACACCAATCCATACGCCGCTCTCTTTTTCCACGTAGAGAAATCCACCGATCCCCATGGATGTTTCTTTAACATACCGAAACTACCCATTGCGAACCCGTGTACTTTTGTTTTCTCTTTCTCTGACACGGCAAAGAATTTCTCATTTCCATAAAGAGGCTTTCCTTTAAAAGAGTAGCCCACGTACCTATTACACTTGCACATCTCTCTCCACCTATTGAAACCTCGCTGCTTATGCCACACAGGAACGATGTCTCTACCGACTTGTTCTCTTAACTTCTCTGTCATTTTGTCAACAGTAGCAAGTCCTATGTATTCCTCAACATCGAGTTCGATTATCCTGGAGAACATGTAATGATATTCTTTTAGATATTTAATATATAGATCAAAGAACTCATCTATCTCTGAAAGATTACCTCTGCTGGTGTAGAAGCTATGTGTACCACTATCAAGCATTATATTAGCACCGTGCTTATGTGCTTCGACCAATGCTCGATGTGTTTTACTATCGTTTCCATTCCTATACGCCTTGTACAGGTAATAGAACGACACCAGCATATTCTTATGCCCGCACCGCATCATAGCTTCAATGGAGTACGGACAGTCAGTAACAAGATAAATCTTTTCCACGGACAATGCTATTCACCACAGTCCTTCTTTATTGCTTCAATGATATTGGGTAACGCTTCAATGCATCTTGAGGCGTAATGTGCAACAGCTATAGGATTATCTAATCTATCCTCAACCAGATTAACACAATCCGTGAGACTGTACCTTTTGTAGAGTAACTGCTTGTTGTTGCCAAGCAATTCAGGATGAGAAAAAGCATCTGGAACTACCGGCTGGCAACCGAAGTTACACGCCTCAATAACACAATAACCAAAATTCTCTTCCGCCGTGTTTGAAACCATTACCATAGACAGCACAAGAAGATTGTAATATTCTTTCTTTGATATTCCTTCATGTAGTTCAATAATGCCTAAATCAACCAGCTCCTGTGCGTAAGCTCGTAATTCATCATCTCCCCATTGTTTACGCGCTGTGCAAAATACCATATTAACATCAGGCCGGATCGCTTTTAACTCAATTGCTACCTGAAGAGAGTCAACAGGACACTTCTCTAGATCGGGGCGGTTAGGAAAAATAACCTGCTTAACTTTTGTATAACCATCCCCATCTAATTCATCCCATGCGTCTAATCCATCCCATGGATTACCCGACACCACGATCTTGTTTCTGTACCACTCCACAGCCTCTGCTTCATCTTTAGCTCTACATCTAATAATCTTTCTCTTATGATAGTTAGAACCCACAAACACCTTGTCACAAATATTTATCCAACCTCTTTCAAATATCTGCGCGAACTCAGCGCACGGTTCCATGAAATCTCCTTTTGTATAGCTGGCAGCATGAAGGAATCCATATATCTTGACAGGTATCTTATTGAGTACGGAAAGGTATCGGATGCTCTCTATCCCCCAAAACTCCAGATCACTGACAAAGAATATATCACCTGGGTTAATCATCTTCTTGTAAAACATCTTTGCAATTCCGGCTAATTGTGTAGCTTTATAATGTAGTGTAGAGTTTATGTCCAAGAAGGTTCCAGTTTCAATATGATCGGTTAAAGGACAACCATTGATAACGCCGCCGTCATATCCTGCTGCTGAAAAAGCTGTAGGAATCCAACGTGCCCACTGAGCACTGTAGCGAGACTCTAAAGGTTCTATCGGAAGTAAAAAAACTTTTCTTTTATTATTCTGCATCATTATTTACTCCTCTTGCGTGCCGAGCACATCGTCTTTTCCACACTGAAGGTTTTGAAGGACTCTGAACGAAGTGTGTTTCCTGATAAGTTAATTCTTTCCCGCATACCTCACATTTGGCTATGGGGTAAGACAGATAATGGTGATCTGGATTTACACAGCCCTTATTCCCGCAGCTACTTCTCAGGCTAACTCCAAAAGGTATCGGTCCTTTTTCCTTTTTATACTCATTCTTTGCAATCCGGAAACCTGCTGAAAGTGGATAACCATCTTTGTCGTGATAAGACGTAGGACAGGTAATGCAATCGTCAGATTCTCTTTTAGGTGTAAAACGTAGTTTACGCCGAATAGGAATAGGCTGAGATTTTATCTCTTTAATTATCGCAGCAAGACTCTTTCCTCTTTTCTTCTCTATAAGTATCCTTTCTATAAAAGCTATATCATTCAAGGTGAAGAACATCTTATTATGATTTCCGCGAGGAAGGTCTGGAAAATGTAAACCAAGTTTATGCGTAAGCTGATACACTAACGCCTTAGTTATTCTGAACGACCGGGTAACTTGGTTTACATTCCATCCTTGTATAATTTCTTTTCTTTTCATTTAATTCATCCTTTCTTTTTAGGTAAAAATGTCAAGCGGGCAAAATTTCTGGTGGGACGCTTAGAATCATTAAAACTGTCGAGGAAGTAAAGCTTGAAAAGGTGCACCGCTCTTAAATTATTCCCATTTGTTTATTTATTTATTAATAATGAGTCGCCCACCGCTCTTAGGAGTGGGTTCCTTAAACCGATTATTAAACCCACAAAGACCAAAGTGAGCAATCATACTATCAACGCTCCGTTCTCACCATCTTCCAAAACCTCAACTTTAATTTCTCTGCGAGGAAACCTTTGAATATACCATCTTCTTATCAATAATGCTATATCTTCACAGGAGGACGAAGGAGCCATTGTATGGAGCAGTCCTTCTAATTTAGTGGTAAGGTTACGCTTCTCCTCCAGGTACTCTATATCCCTGTCAATCCCATTGCTCTGTTCGATTCTTACAGTGACATGGAACACGTGTCTGTGGAGATCCTTTAGATAATAGAATCTACCACGAGCTTCAGGATATTGGTGACAGCCTTCCGCAGAGGTTTTAATTGTGGCAAAGGTTTTATAATCATATTTCGTTATTCCTTCAAACAGATAGTACTTGGCATTATTATTCCACAGTGCACGTTGTGATGGGTAAATACTGTCCAACGCGCATTTCTTAATACCTGCGGCATCTTCTGTCAACACCTTCATGTCAGTCCTGTTCATTTCTACCGAGTAGTACCTAATATCCTCAACAGGCGCACCACGAAGGATACTATAAACATACTGATGCAACGGATGATAGTCAGTAGGTGCCGGAATTAAAAGAGTGCTTGCTGGATAAATAACCTGTGCTAATGCCATAGCAACTTGTGCTGGTGTACCTCTATCCTCGTAAATAAACACAGGAGTAAATCCGTACTTTTCAGCACACTTGTACGCCTCTGAACCGCGCATTCCTTTGTGGTCAAAAAAGTAAATAACCTTATCGACCTTTCTGGAATCGAGCAATGTAAAACAACCAATGAGTTCATCATCTGGATGTGGTGCAGCGATAACTATTTCTTTTCGCATAATTTCAAAAACTCCGATTTCACTTCAGGCTGTTCAAAAGATCCTCTGACAGCAGATGTCACCATTTCCGAATGAGCATTCTTTACTCCACGCATCGACATGCACATATGACGAGCTGTTACTTTTACCATCACTCCATGTGGTTTGATTATCCTGTAGAAATTATCAGCGATTTGAGAGGTCATATTCTCCTGAATCTGTAATCTCCTTGCAAAGACCTCCACCAACCTAACTAACTTTGAGATTCCCACTACAATCCCATTCGGTATGTAGCCTATGTCAACTGTACCAGTGAATGGTAAGGCGTGATGCTCACAAATCGAAGCAAAGGCTATTTCTCTAACCACAACCATTTCATTACAGTCGCTCTTGAATGTAGCTGATAAAACTTCCTCTGGTTCTTGGTTATATCCGGCCAATAGTTCATGCATCATCTTGGTTACTCTCTTTGGTGTGTCAACCAATCCTTCTCTATTTGGATCTTCACCAATATGAATTAAAAGCTCTCGTACCATGTCCTCAATTATTTTATCCCTATTAGCTTGTGGGTCTGTAATGAAAGCTGCCACTGTGGACGCTCCTTTACTATGTCAACTACTTCCTGTACGTTATCCATTCCATCACACGGCTGTAAATACAGGAACGTTTCACCTTCAATACGTTCATAAGGCTCAAGTGACTGTCCTGTATAAACTACCTTTAGTTCATCACCAACAAAAAAATCTTTGCCTATTTTTGGACTGACTGTAATCCACATGTTTTCCTCGTCACGTAAATCAAATACATTATGAGTAAAGAAATCATTCGGAATACCGTTAGTCTCAACCTGTATATCAAATCCACCATATTCCAGTAGTCCGTCTATAAGTGCCTTTAATGCTTCTGGTTGTTCAGTAGGCTCTCCACCTGTTATGACCACGTGCTCAATGACAGTAGACAAAGAATTTATCCTATCAATAACCTGCTGGACAGTGAGACTATCCATCACTGAACAATCTGTGTCACACCATGAACAGCCAAGCGAACATCCAGCAAACCGAACGAAAATAGAGGCAGTACCAACCCACATACCTTCGCCTTGAATTGACACGAATATCTCATTTATTAAACAATTCATTTTTTAACCTCCTCACTCTTCTTCAATTCTTCAAACAGGTATCCCATGATGTTGAACATCATCGCGCAGAGAACTTCTTGCTTATCTGGAACCATCTCTCCGTCTACGTCAATAACAGGAACTCCGCGGTGCAGACACCATAAATCCATAAAATGCCTACACATTGATTTCATGTATTGTTTTGAAGAAATTCCGAGCTGCCAGTTATCTCCTTCTCGTCGTTCACCGTCTTTCTGTGTTTGGTGCTTCTTCATATACTCTCCATACCTCACCAAAACAGCAGGAGAGAGATAAGCCTCATAGTCAGGTTTAAGAATGTCACTATCTCTTGTTGCTCCT